TAATTTTGAGGTAGATGGAAGACCGCCTCATTCAATCGAAGCAGTTGTCTCGGGATCTGCAAGTGATGAGAACATAGCAAAAGCAATTTACGAATCAAAAGCTGGTGGAATTGAACCAGTCGGAACTGAATCTTTTGACGTGACCGATGAAAATGGAACTCCGCAAACTATGAAGTGGTCCATAGCGTCCGAGACAATAGTCAATGTTTTGGTAAATATCGAGACTAATTCTAGTTGGGCATCATCGAATCAAGAAGTAATCAGAAAGCTTGTAATCGAATTTGTCGGTGGTGTTTATACTTCTGGAGATACCGCAATTAATTACCCAGGGCTAGGAGTTGGAAGAAATGTTTTAGCGTGGGAAATAGAATCTAAATTCGATAATATAACTGGAATTGAAGATTTAGAAATCTTTCTAGCACTTGCTCCAACGACTCCAACAACTCTTAGAAAAATAACGATAGCCGATACAAATTTCGCAAAGCTAGAAAATGCAAATGTGAGTTTTAACATAACATGAGTTTTTTAGAACGCTTAAATAAATTTCCAACTTCTATCTTGAATCGAGATGAAAACTCGGTAGTCGGAAGGCTATGGAAAATTTATTCAATAATGTTGGATGAAATATTTGAGCAAGCAAATTTAATTTTAGGAATTTATGATCTATTAAATACGGAAGGCGCAAATCTGGATTTAATTGGAAATCTTGTAAATGAAATCAGAATTCCAGGGCAAAGCGATGAAGATTTTCGTTTATTTATTTCCATTGCTATCCTAAAAAGAATCTCAAGGGGATCATTGCCAGAAATTATTTCTATTGGAAAAATAATTGCAGGCTTAAACGGAACTCTTTTTGTAACTACAGAAGGTTGGAAAAAAACTGGGGAATTATTCTTGGATGGTCTTTCTACTTTAAATGGTTTAGAGCCTTTAAATCCATCTGCAAAAAGACCGGCAACTGTTGAATTAATTGTAGCTGGAGAACCAAATAATGTCCAATCCCCCTTACTTTTAGGTTCAACTATTGATCAAATTAGAGCCGCTGGAGTAAATGCAAAAGTAAGAGTAAGATTTAATTTTGGAAATCTTACTCTTGTTTATACTTCAAGACATTCAAAGCTTAACGGATTAGGGAAATTAGATGGTCTTACTTTATTAAATCCACAAGCAAACTTAAACGTAGACGAAGGAAGAATCGGAGACGGTGCGACAACTAATCCAGAATTATCCGATACAGATTTAAAAAATATAATCAATTCAAAACTTTTGCAAATTACAAACAATGGAGACGGGACTCGAACTTATTTATTTACTATTGGAGAAATAGAAAATAATGGAGAAAACGTAAACGAATTTGGAATGTTTGCACCTGATAATAAATTAGTTTTTTATAATATTTTTAGCAACAAGCCAAAAGTGGGTACGTTGATTTATGATTTTGAATATACAGAAGAGGTAATTGTGTAATGGCAGTAGATCCAAGCAAAACAAGAACGTGGAATCTAGATACTCCTAACAATGGAGATTTTTTTGAATTAGAATTTAATCGAATTTATTCTAACACAAACGATTTACAAAATCAAGTTGCAAATGTTGCAAATTTTCAAATTCCACTTGGTGGAATCACAGAAGACCCTCTTAACATTTTACCTACAGCAAATTTTCGGGACGTGAATGGAGCATCATTTTTGCGAGCTGATGCTCCTGCACTGATTGCGTTACTAATCAAATCAGTTACATCGATGAACGCTAGTACTGATCGTATCAATGTCACAGCTCATGGTAAAACCGAAGGTGAATTAGTTAAATTCGGGTTTACAATCGGGGGAATAACAGCTCTCACTCATTATTTTGTCCGTAATCCTACAACGAACGACTTCCAGGTCAGTCTTACTGCTTCTGGTTCTATAGTCAACATAACAGCCGATGGAACGGGCGAAATGCTTACGAACGTCGAATGGGGATTTGGGAACGGATCGACAACCGCAAACGTCCCTGATCGTCGAGGGATTTTTGAAAGAAATTGGGGTGTTCACGGTTCACGTGCAAAAGCAGCTGGCGGAAATTACGATGGTGGTGCAGTTGGTTCCGAAGGACAGGATAGATTTCAGGGGCACTGGCACGCTACATATCAACTATCAGGTGCATCTGGTAACGCGTTTGGAAACGCAAGTGCGAACACGTTATCTACACAAACTACTATCGCCCAATCAAGAGAGGCAATAGCCGACGGCGTTAATGGCACACCGAGAATGGGCAACGAAACAACGCCAGCATGGATTTCTGTGAGAGAAAAAGTGAGGATAGCATAACATGAATTGTATTATAGACAAAACAACAAAAGAAGTTATTTGGATCAATCCCGATCCTAATCGTTTATCAGCAGAAGCAGTATACGGCAAGTTCAAAGCTGGAACAATGCAAGCGGTATATTGTCCAGGCTATCAGCCAACAGTTGGTCAGATTTTTAAGCCAACAATTGCCAACGGAACTATTTTAGAATTCCAACCCAAGACAGTTTACAACAAATCTAATATGGCTTCGAGACAACTGGAATCCTGGAATGATTCCATGGAAGAAAACGAGACTATGACCGAACCCAAATTCGATATGATCGATGGTCAAAAGGTTTATAAGCGATTTCAGTCTTTTGTAAAAAATGATTGGGTAGTTGATACAGAAGCAGAATACGAAGCAAGTATTCCCAAAACCTTGACCCCTGCTCAAGCTGAAATCATACTTCATAGAACAGGAAAACTTCAGGCCGTTGAAGAAATATTGGCAGACCCCAACACACCAGTTGAAGCAAAAATCTATTGGAAGAAAGCGCAAACGATAGAAAGAGACAATACGTATCTTAATACTCTTGCTACTGCAATTGGACTTAACAAGAAACAAATTGATAATCTCTTTATCGAAGGAGCAAAAATAAAATAATGAATAACTCAAAAATTAAAATAATATTCTTAAGCTTACTGCTAATTAATAGTTCAATTGGTTGTAAAAAATCAGAATCTTCGCCAACCGAAAAAGATTGGACACTTGCACTTTCCGCCATTTACTTCAATGTAGACGACATTTGCATCAGACAATACGGAACGGTTTCTCCATTAGCTCCTTACTATGCGGCAAATCTTTTTTCTGGCTATCCAGAGACTTGCGAGAATGCAATCATAGGAAACTCTACTATGGATATAGGAAGACAGGTTCCGAATTTCTACGATCCAAAAAAAACTAACAACTATGGAATCGGTGGAAACACTGCTTGCGATATGTTAATCCAAATGCAATACATTCGATGTCATCCCAAGAATGTTATTATAGCAAGTGCAGATGGGAACGGAGTTCTTAGAAGCATTCCCCCTGAGATTTCAAAAGAAACGATCGAAAAAATTATAGCTAGAGCAAAAGAAAGATGGAAAGCAAGAGTTGTATTGGTCGGGATTCATCCAATAAAATTGCAGGAAGCAAACCAAAGAAAGAATATTGTAAATAATTTAATTAAGAATTCTGCTGATTGTTATATTGATATGGTTAAACTTTTTGGCGTTGGAATTAATGACCTTGCTCCCGATAATTTAATGGCTGATCAAATTCATTACAAAGAACCTGTTTATTCTAATTTAAAAAATCAAATACTTACTCAATGCGGAGTGGCATTGTAAATGGATATGGATTTAAAAATAGTTCTTACTCTAGTTGTTGGCAACGGTGTTGTATTGTCTGTATTCTACTATGCTTTTACGAGTAAGATAAAAGAAATTGCAAGACATGAAGCAAAAGAAACTAGAGAAGAATTTGACATTTTTGAATCCAAAATTGAAACAAGACTGCTTGCAATGGACATGAGAATTAATACAAACCAAGAAAAAATAAGTCTTGTTAGTTTAGAACTGTCGACATTGAAACAAATGTCTGAAAATTTTTCTAACAGAATTGAAAAAGCCCTAGATGGTATACATGAGAGAATCGATAAAGTACTGGAGACATTAGCAAAAAAATGAAAGTTAATCATTTGCCACTACCAAACGATCAAAAAGATGATCCTTTATGGAATTGGGGAGGCTTTGAAATTAAAGGCACTTCTCAGTGTCAGGGAAACTCAAATCAAGATTTGCTATATTCTATAAGCAAGGAATTCAATATTAAGGATATTGAGTTCAATTCTACGTTTGATTACTACGCAAAATTTTTTGCATTCTGGACAACATTTAACGATCAGCCAAATAGAAAGGATTTTATGTTTTCGGGAAATCATGCTTGGTTCATGAATAAACTTTTTGAAATACATGACATACCTGTCAAGGCTTCTGTTGTAAATATACCAAACAAAGCTTTTATAATTGAACAAGCCTTAAAGGTTACTAATAGACCCGTTTCCTTGGGAACACTTCTTACAAGTTCAGGTCACTGGATTTCCGTCCATGGGTATGATGATGGAGTATTTAATTGCAATGATCCCTATGGACAACACCCTTACAGCAAGAATCAAAAAGGCGGTTATGTTGATTACAAATATTCTTATTTGGAAAAATTTACAGTACGAAGACTTTTGACAGTGGAGGATAAAAAATGAAAGTTTTTTTCAAGAAACTAAAATTCGTTTTAAACAGTATCTTTAGCTCTAGAAAAAATTCCATGGGATATATAGAAAATAAAAAGAAGCCTTCATTATGGGATTGGTATATAAGAAGAAATGTTGGATTGATAACAAAAGACAACTTAGGGAAATATATTTACATACAGCCCTTTTGGTTGTATGTTATTAATGATGAATCAATTATTTGGGATGGAGAATAAAAAATGACAAACAAACCTTTTTTAAGAGAATCAAACATCTGGAGACTGCTAGGTCTTGGGATTGCCTTCATAGGAATACTATTTGCAGTTTTATTCCCCGATCTTTTAGTTTACGACAATCATGGGTTCAAGGTGTCTCTTGGAGTCGTTATCATGACGTTAGGGTTTTTAGGTTTTTATCCTACGCTCAAAGAAGCTTTTGCAAAAAAGGTAAGTAAATGAAAAAATATTTAATCATAATCACACTATTGATTTCTTGCACACCCAAAGAAATTAAGCAAGCCGACAAAGAATTTAAAGAATCAATTAACAAAGCGGAAAATTATCAAAAAATTACGGAGTCCGAAAATATTTCAGAAATTCGAGAATCATTGTTCTATTGTTCTGAGGATCTAAAAGTTTACGCATTTGAAAGCAGAAAGCAAAAAACTCAGATTGTAAATTTGCAAAAAACTTTAAAAGATTTTGAAGACCAAAAATGGAAAATTAATCTAGTAAATTACATAATTGCTGGATTTATTATCATTTTTTGCGTATTTTTTCTAAGTATTTTATGGAAGTTTAGAAAATTTTTTGGTTTTCCTGTTTAAAGACTTATTTTTTTTATTTTATTCTTTACAATTTCTCTATAGGTTTTAGTATAGACTTTAGAAACAAGGAGAATATTGATGAAAGATAATAAGTTTTATAAAGTTACTGGTGAGAATAGAGACAAGTTTATTCGAATTTTAAAAGTTTTAAATAGATTCTATGAATCAACAAATGAAGGCAAAGGGAAAGATTTAAACAATCGAATTGAATTGTCAAACTCTAATATATCCGAATTTGAAATTCAAAAATTTGAAAAATATAAATTTATTTGTTCCGGAAAAATTGGAGAAAAGAAAACTGAGTGGATACATATTGATGGAATTCAGGAAGAACGTGATTTAATTAAAGCAGAAGATCATCCAGTTTTCCAAATCGAATGTTTATCTGATATTTATTCGAATATTATTAAAGAGCAAGTTGCATGAATTGCAATTACAACAATAATATTGTTCCTAGTTGGGCTGAGAAAACACCTTCTCAGAAATTGCTTAAGGATATGGAATTATTGCAAGAGCAAAAGGATCAAAAATTTATTGAACTTATGCGGAATGCAATTAATGCTATTGATTCAAGGCGAAAATGAAAATCAATTTGCCAATTCCTCTATTTCATAAAGACAAATTTGGGAATTGGCATGCGGTTCCGCCGTATCCTCATACAATAAAATTTAATCTAATGAATCCAGATGGAAGCTTAAAAGATGTTTGCATTCGATTAAATACTTACGCAAGCGAAAACAGAGAAAGAGCGTATCAACTGTATTTTGAGAACAACAGAAAAATTGTAAAAAAAGCACTAAAGGAGAATTCATGGAAATAATTTACTTAATATTAGTTTGCTTATTTTGTTATTATTTGCAAAATGAAATGTTTCCAAAAAACCGTTCTAATTTTGAGATATTAGAAAAGATAAATAAGGAGCAAAAATGAGCGACACAAATAAAACAATTTTGGTGGGTAGACTTACTCGTGATCCAGAATTTAAAACAATTAATGGAAATTCATTTGTTCAGATTAGTATTGCAAATGGCAGAAAATACAAATCGAACGGTGAAACAAAAGAAGAAACTAATTTTTTGGAATGTCAGGCATGGGGAAAACTTTCCGAGATAATAAACCAATACGCAAAAAAAGGTTCTCAAGTTTGTATTGAAGGAAGGATCAAACAAGAACGCTGGGAAAAAGACGGCAAGAAAAATTCAAGGATTATAATTGTCATTGAAAACTTGCAATTGCTTGGTGGCAAAAAAGACGGTCAATCCCAAAGCAATCAAGCGCCAGAAAGTTTTCACGAAATGGGAGAAAAAATCGAAGATTACACTTTCTAATTAATTAACCATCCATAACATTTGATCCTAAGAAAAAATCATTCTTAGGATTTTTTTTGTCTTTACAATATGTCTATTTATTTTGGTATAGATGTATAAAGGAGAAAATTTATGGAAATGACAATATGGTCTGAAACTAAACTGCCAGACATAAAACAATTATACGGAGAAAAACTGACAGAGCAAGAGTTTTCAATGTTTATGAATTTGGGAAAAGCATTAGATGCAAACCCATTCACACGAGAGATTTTTGCGGTTAAGTATGGGAATGCGCCTGCGAACATATTTTGTGGTCGTGATTTTTATCGTAGAAAAGCACAAGAGCAACCAGATTTCAATGGTTTGCAATCCTCGCCAGTTTACGAAAATGATCTTTTCGAGGTAGAAAACGGAATTCCAAAACATAAGTACAACTTAAAATCCAGAGGAAAATTAGTGGCTGGGTATGCAGTTGTATATCGAAAAGGAATCCAGTATCCGTATTTTATTTTTGCAGAGTTTTCCGAGTACTACCAAGGAAATAAAAAGCCTGACGGAACGATTAAAAAGAAAAAAGACCAATACGGAAATTGGATAGACTCTAAGCCTACAGTTTGGGATGAAAAGCCAGCTACGATGATTCAGAAAGTCGCTGAGGCACAAGCATTGCGTGGTGCTTACCAAGGTATTTTTAAAGGAACCTACGACGAATCCGAACAATGGAAGATTGAGGAAAAAGTTATTAATCCAGTACCGCAAGAACCAGAAAAAACTCAAGCGCCAGAATACAAGGCAATGGAAACCAAAGTTTCCAAGGACGGTCAAGTTGTTTATGCCTCTGGATCTTCGGAGTTTTCAGAGTATAAAGAAGAATCCAAGGAAGAAAAACAACCAGAAATCAAGAAGGAAACTAAGAAAAAAAGTAATGTTTCTCCAAGTGTTATTTTAGAAAACTTAGACAAAGAAATTTATTCTTCGGTAATGCAAGACGATGCGTTAGATGCCTTGGATAAATTAAAGACTAGGTGGGAAACAAAACGAGATACTTTTATGAAGGCGGGTGTCTTTGATATTGGACTTCAAAAAATTAAATCAAAGGTAAAGGAATTGGAAAATGAAAAAAAGGATTAATAATGTAAATGTTTTTGAATCTGTAGAACAAAGAGAATTGCAGCTCAAGGAATCAACTTTAAGGCTTGTAGAATACTACAAGCTAAGACCAAAGCACTATGCCAGCTATGGATTCACGCCATACATGGCAAACGTGATGAATTCCAATCTTAAAAACATACCAGAAAAAGTAACGGTTCAAAACTGTTGGGCCGTCGAGGAAATAGTAAAACAAATCAAAATAGAGGCAAAAAAATGATTTATACAAACAAATTTCAAATCCCAAAAACTATTGCGGATGCAATAATTAACCGAGCAAAAAAGTACACAAAAGGAAATTCTAAATATTCCGCCACGACTTTGATTGATTCTCCAAGAGTAGCAATATTAATAAATCGTCATTGGATGGATATAGAGGAGGATATTTCAGACAGATTAAAATCTTGGATCGGTTCAGTTATTCACGATTCTTTGCAGTCAAACGAAGGTTCGGGAATTCTAGACGGAAGAGTTGAAATGGAGTTAGAAGGTGTTACAATTTCAGGCGATCCAGATCATTATGATTCGAATGAAAAATTGATCAGAGATTACAAAACAACTTCGGTATATTCGTGGATTTTTGATTCCAAGGTTGATTCTTACGAAAAGCAAATTAATTGCTATGCAATGCTTTACAGATCAATCGGGTTTGAAGTCGAGAAGGGGGAAATCACGATGATTTTTACCGACTGGTCCAAATCAAAATATTTAAACGAGAACGAAAAAAATCCAGGTTCTTACCCAAGAATTGTCGAGACGATAGAAATTCCAATTTGGTCATTTGAGAAACAAAAAGAAATTTTTAGGGATTTAGTGCAACAACTAGAAACCTATGATATTTTTTCCGATGATTTACTTCCTGAGTGTACTGCAGAGGAAAAATGGCAGAGTAAACCAACCTGGAAAATCTGGAAAGATTCGAATAAAACTGCAACCAAGGTTTGCGACTCTCTAGACGAAGCAGTGAAAGGACATGCAGAACTGCAGAATAAATATCCAAAATCGGAATTTAGAATCCAAGAATATCCATCGGAACCAAAAAGATGCATAAGCTGGTGCAGTGTTTCAAAATGGTGTAAATACGCTCCCAATTTCGAATCTTAGAATTTAGCTCAAGAGAAAGGTCTAGAATTATTTTAGACCTTTTTTTTATTTCCTCACAAAAAAATAGTTTACTTTAATACAACCTAAGTCTAAGAATTAGATATTGGAGGGATGCCGAAAGTAAAGCCCGTTGTAGTGTAGTCAAGTGTCATCCCCACTTGGCTGCACTAGAGCGGGTTTTTTATTTGTATTTCTTCGACTAATTTTAGGAGAAAAATATGCAAATAAGTAAATTTCAATTTTCTGAGAAAGAAATCAGAGTAATAAACAAAAATGGGGAACCTTGGTTTGTAGCAAAGGATGTATGTGATGCATTAGAACACACAAACTCGTCGGTGGCCATTTCAAGACTAGATGACGAAGAAAAAGAAAAATTTGACCCTAAACTTAATTTAGGGTCAAGATCAAATCAAGATCTGTGGATAGTGTCGGAATCTGGATTGTATGAATTAATTTTTACAAGTAACAAAAAAGAAGCCAAAACATTTAAAAAATGGGTTAAAACGGAAGTCCTCCCATCAATTAGAAAGACAGGTCAATATTCTAAAAATCTTTCTACTTTTGAATTAATCGCACAAATGGCACAAGCCAGTGCAGAATTAGAAAAGAAAATTGCTGTTCACGATCAAAAGATTTCCCAGCTAGAAAACAAAGTTGAGAAAAAGTTTACTCAAGAATTTGAAGAGCAATTTATAACACCGACGCAACTTGGTGCAATGTTTGAACCGGTTTTATCTGGTAAAAAAATAAATCAATTACTGAGAGAAAACAATTTGCAATATACTGTGCAAGGTCAATGGGTTCCAACTACGAAAGGAAAGAAATTTTCATCTATAGATTATTTGCAATTGGACAATGGGAAAATGGTTCCTCAATTACTTTGGAAAAGAATTGTAAAAGATCAAATGCTAAGGTTTGAATAAAATGAAAGAAACACCAATATTATTTAACACAGAAATGGTCATGGCTATATTAGCCGGTCGCAAAACTAAGACAAGGCGTCTGAATGGGTTAAAGGGAATAAATGAGAATCCAAATGATTGGAAACTTGCGGCAGCTACTAAAGACCATATAACATTTATAAGCAACACATGGAAGCTGATTTCTATAAAATGGAAATACAAACCTGGTGATTTATTGTGGGTGAGAGAAACCTGGACGGAATTTGTAGGGTTAGAGGAAACTTCAAAAACCTTTGTTTATCGAGCCGATGGCATGTGGGAAAATAAAATTCACCTCGTAGACGAAAAATGGAAGCCCTCCCTCCTTATGCCCAAATCAGCATGTAGATTATGGCTACAAGTTAAAAACATAAGAGTTGAAAGATTGCAAGATATAACAGAAGAAGACGCAAAGGCTGAGGGAGTTACTCTTCAAGATGATATTGTAAAAGAAAATAACCCTAAATTTACACATAAATATAGATGGCATTTTTGTTTGCTTTGGAATTCCATAAATAAAAAAACTTATCCTTGGGAATCAAACCCGTGGGTTTGGGTTATAGAGTTTGAACAATATGAAAAATAAAGTCGCAGATAAAGTTTTCGAAAAAGGAAATAAAAAAGATGGGAAACATTATTGGCTGACTCCCGATTCAGTTTATGATTTTATTAAAGAAAAATTTGGCATAAACCAAGAGCAGCTATTCGACCCTTGCCCTTATCCTAGACCAGAAGGATTCGATGGCTTAGAAGTTGAATGGGGTAAATGGACTTATGTAAACCCGCCATTCGGTGTATTTGAAAAATTAGTTTTAAACAAAAAAGGAAAGCTGGTAAAGAAAAAGATTGGTGCAACTGCTTGGTTCCGTAAGGCAAAAACAGAGTGTGACAAAGGAAAAAAAGTTTTCTTTGTTTTCCCTATTCATAATTGGTTAATTGAGGCAATGATCTATTGCAACGCTACAGTTTTACATTTAGGAAATATTAAATGGTTAGCAATAGAAGACGGGAAGCCAGGCAAAGGGTGCGGAGCTATTGCAATGTTTGTTTTGGAGAATAAAAAGGAAAAATTAAATGAGATTAAATAAAACAGAAAAACATCTATTACTATTAATAAGAAAGATTCAAGGCAAGAATGATTTTTGTCGATTAACTAAACCTTGGCTCGCTGAACAAATGGGAGTATCAACCAGAACCATTCAGCGAACCAAGGCTTCCCTGAGAAACAAGAGATTGATATTTGAGAAGAAAATAGAAGGTAAAACTTCTCTAATGTCAACCGTTCCAATATGCCAGAGATCCGCTAGAATTGTCAAGATAAAATTAGAACAGATTCAAAAACTGAAAAGAAATCAATTTACTTTTTGCGCCAATGGGGAGACAATTTTTTTAGAAGATAAAAAAACGGAAGCGGACAAAATTTCTTTTGTTGCTCATGCAGAAAAAAATCATCCACTGGAAAAAAATGTCTCTACTAAAAACGAAAAATTGTCTCCACCATATAGACAATCTATTAAAGACAATCTAAATTCTAATCCTAAAGGATTAGAAGAGGCAACTAAAGTTGACTCGGATCAATTGCTTTTTGAGAAACCTAAAAAAGCAAAAAAGCCAAAACAGAAAAATGAATCCGAGATAGTTCAAATTGAGAGATATTTATTTAATTTTTGGAATTATATTGGAAAACAATATTATTACAGTTATCCGAAAGAAAGAAAGCAACTGAAAAGACTTTTAGAAATTGCAACGGTAAACGAAATTTGCAATCGTTTTGCTCAGTTGTACGAATTAATGCTTTCGGATGAGAGATATAAAGACCGGTCACTTTTACCAACCGGTTTAAGTTTTCATGTTTTGAACGTTCTGCAATCAAGAAATAAAGATTCAAGAGAACAAATTCGGTCGACTCCATTTTACCCCAAAACTAGAAAAGAGAATAAAAAAATATATGGTTTTTATTTGGAATTCTCTGCCTGGAAAAAAGGTTTTAAATCTTACGTTCATCAATTAAGAGCAAGGCAAACCGCAGAACGCAAAAAATACGGAAACGGAGAAATAAGATTTTAATAAAAAAAATAAAAAAAATAAAAAAAATGGTAAAAAAATATAAAATATTCTTTACAAAACATCTATTCATTTTAGTATAGATTACAGGAGATTTAAAAACGATGAAAAATTTAAAAATAACATACTTAGAGAATAAGCCTTTTTACAGAACGGCTAAAGACATTGAAGAAATCAAAAACCAACTTGTTGATGAAGACTGGAAAGACGAATCAAAGTTTGATTGGATGGATGATATGGATTATTTAACTCGTGAAGATTACAAAAAAGATATTCACAAGTATTACAAAATTGAAGAAGCAGTTTAACACACAACCGAGTCAATCACACACGCAATCATATTCATCGTGATTGACTCCTAACTCCTAAGCATGAGTTTAAAAGGCTTATTTTAGGAAAAAAATATGGAAGAATGTAAATCTTGTGGTGGAAATAAAAAATATGAAGTTTTCACTCATTCGGAATCTGGAAATAAAATTAAAGGTCATGATTTACTAAATTCATTAGTTTATAAAAAGACCAATGAGATTATTAAATTTTATGAAGATCAATACAATTCGCTAACTACCAAGCCAGCGATCAATTCAGATTTTATAAAGGGCGATCCAAGCTTTGCTTACGTGATGCAAAAATTTCTTAAAGACCCTCAGGCTGTTCAGATTCAAAAAGATGAATCAAAAGAATATTATAAATATGTTGCAGAGATAAAAGTGTGTCAAGATTGCTCGCAAGTATATATGCAATACATGTTGCGATCAAAGGGAAAATTGGTTCACTTGGGATTGATTGAAGACTTAATCAAAGACAATACAATTTCTAAGAGTTTGAATAAATTAATTGGAAAAGATTCGACAGGGTTTTGTTTGTCTGGCAAACCAAGAAACGGGAAAACTCTTTTTCTGAAATATACTTACAACAAAATATTGAACCAAATTCAAGAACCAAATAAAATGCTTTGGCTTACAGAAATGGAATTGTTTCAAAAGTTTAGAGAAGAAAAAGACTTTAATTCATTTATGAAAACTCTTAAAAATTATGATTACATTTTCATTGATGAACTTTTTGCCGTAGAAAATTGGAAAGACGCCTCCGCAGATCGAGACAAGGCAAGCGTTGCACATAGGAATAATTTTACTTTTTGGGATACGATTTGCGATGCAAACAAATTTATTTTTTGCACTACAAATCAAGTGTTTGGAATGTTTAAACCTTCCCAGGCAAGTGAAAGAATTATTCAAAGAATTTCAGAAGTTTGTAAAATAGAGGAGATAGAATAAAATGAACATAGAACAACAACTAGAAGAAGTTAAATCAAAGATTGCAGAGATTGAAAAAGCTGTCAAAGGAACAGCAGAAAAAGCCAAAGGTATTCAATTAAATACTGGGAATTATTGGCTTTATAACGATGGTGATGTTTATGCAAGTCGCCCATCTCAAAAACTTAAAGACGTAAACAACTGTTGGCTAACAGAACAGCAAGGAGGAGATGCTCGCAATATAATGTCCGCAGTATTCGAACTCAAGCAGTTATGTGATATTATCAATGAGGGGTGGAAGCCCGATTTTGATGATACTGAAGAATCTAAACATTATCTTGGTTACGACCACGTAAATAATGCGTTTTATATGTGCAGTAATTCTTTTACATCGTTCCACAGCTTTTACTTTAAGCGGAATTGCCTGAATGAGATATTGCCTATGATGTCGGATAATTTAAAGGCTTATATAAAGGGAGAGTTGTGATGCAGATATACATCATTGCTTGATTATTAATTGGATTCTTTTCCGCCGTCATAATATACTTTCTGAGGTGGAATGATGGAGAAGACATTTATACTATAGATGCGATTATCTTTACTCCGTTAGTTGTTTTAGGACTTATAACAACTATAATATTAATTCACGACGAGACTGACTTTTTTAAAAAAAAAGTTATAATTAAAGGAAAAAAAAATGATTAAAATCTACAGAAAAGAAGAAGCCAAAACAGAATTAAAAACACCGATGTTAAAAGTTTTCAATGACGGCATGTGTTTTGCTGATGAGAATGGAGAATATATTGCGTGGGCTGTTTGGTTTTCCGATAAAGCTTTTTCTACAAATTGCGAAAAGGTCTTAAAAAGAAATGGGTGCAGAACTGATTTCGCAAAATGGGATGATGAGGGTCGCTTCTGTGGATTTAAGGAGGATGTGGGATGAGAGAGATTAAATTTAGAGCTTGGTGTTCAACTCACGAAGAAAATGAAATGATTTATGATTATTGTTTTTTAAACAAAGACGACAATCATTTTTGGGCTGAAGATCTAACCAATGATAGACCTGATGTTGATGAAACATTAGATGTCATGCAATACACTGGAGTCAAAGACAAAAACGGCAAGGAGATTTATGAGGGAGATATTATTAAATGGAAAGACCACATTTTTATCGTTAAATATTTTGAAAAGATAGGAGCTTTTGGTTTTGCTTTTATTGCAGATGATGGGGTAGAAGATTTTTATGACTTATCAATTTCGGACTTGAGCGAAGTCATCGGCAACATACATGAGAATCCTGAACTACTGGAGAAATTAAAATGAGCATATCAGCAATTAGACGATCAAATGAATCGGCATGGGATGGGACGCCTTCTCAGAGATTCTGGGACCAAGTGGAACCTAAACAAGAATCAAAGTCTAGTGAATTTTTAGAGCTTATGAGAGCGGCAACCATAGAATTTGATAGGAAACGTAACAAGGTCAAGATGGAATTTAGGAAGCCGAAATTGGAGGAAATGGGATGATATTGGCAGCTATGACAATTGCCGTGCTTGGTGCAATCAAAGAGATGTTTTGCGAACGTGAGATGAAAACTAAAGTTACCGATTATTCTTTATTCCCAGATCATTGGTCACACAGAAAAGGAACCTAACAATGGAACTAACAGAATTTGAAGAAAGGGCAATTAATGCATGTCGTAGGTATAGAATGGATGATGACTATTCTTTGGAAGATTTTATTGAAGCCATTCGCAAAATCATGCCACCAGTTTGCACACCAAACGATCGCAAGTTTTTGGATGAAATAAGAGAAAAAGCGAAATTAATACGCCCAAATGTGTATGCCATATTTCCAGAACCGTTAAAACTTAGAAGTGTTATATTTGCAAAAGATTTCGAAGCAAACTTATCCGAACTTGTGGAGGGGAAACAATGAGCAACTTTGACATAGAACAATGCAAGAAAGACGGTGGGTTGGCTATACATAGCCAACTTGGAGAAGTTAAAATAATTGTCTTTGAAAAAGACTCTGAAGGTTCACTTGTTGCACAAAGATCTAAAGGCAAAACTTATTATTTCATAAGCGACGATTATCTTACCAACATTCCAAAAAAGAAAAAGGTGACGATTTATGTCTATCAAGACGATGTCAATATTTGGGCTTCTAGCGAGCATTTGCCGTGCGAGAATAATCAAGCAAAATTAATAAAAACAATAAAAGAGGAAATTGAGACATGAGCGGTTGTTATAGCAGCAGTGACATAGACCGATGGCTTGAAGAGCAAGCTGATAAGTATTATAATAAGGTAGAAGAAGAAGAAGAAATAGAGGAAAATGAAAATGACAATAGAAGAAATTAAAGAAGACGCTGTAAGATTTGAGAATCTAGCAAGGGCATATTACATAAGAGCGATAAAAGCATACATGTCAAAATTCAAAAGAAAATTACACGCTGCTGATAAGCTAGCAGGTTATTCGGAAATATTCGATGATCTAGAAAGCCAAAGTTTAAATAAGCTTAAATCTACTTTTTCAAAAATCGTAGAATCCAAAGTTTTGGATAACGAAGAGATATAAAAAAAATATAAATATACAATAAAATGAAAAAAATAAAAAGATCAGAATTTACCAATCTATTGACCAAAAATGCAATATACTATTTAAACATGTTAGGTTGCTCAGTAGCAAGGCAAAACAACATTGCCGCACCTGGTAGAAAATTCATTGGTGAACTAGGATTGCCAGACATTGGTGGTTGCACACCTTATGGGGTATCTCTTTACATAGAAGTTAAAACGGGAACTGATAAACTTTCGGAAAATCAAATTAAATTTTTCAGAAAAAAATTAGCAAAAGGTTGTTTGTGTTTTGTAATTAGAACTTGGAGTGATCTAGAATTAGTTAAAAAAGGAATCGAAGAATATGGCGGATTTAGAAAAGGAAAAGAAATTAAAACAAGCGAAGAAATTCAGAAAAATGCAGCAAAATTCTGCAATGAATTACTCAAAAAAGAAAAAGAATATAACGAATTTAAAAAGAACCAAGCTAAAACAAAAAGGCAAAAAAAGAATGCAGGTTGAAAATTTTCAAAATCAATTTAAGAAAATATTTAAAGGGAAAAAATGCGAGTCTATTCATTGCCAGAACATTCTTGGATTGGATAATTCGAATATTGTTTGTGAACATTTATTGCAGCAAGGCAAATATCCCCAATTCAAAATGCATTCTAGTAACGTGGCATTCGTTTGCGGATGTATTAATTTAGATAATTACAAGGATCAATCAGAAAGACTTTTACAAATTGAAAAACATTTTCCGACAAAAATAAAATGGGTAAAATCAAGATTGAAAAAATTAAATAAAGAGATTTAATATGAATAAAAATAAAAACGATTTACTGAAAATATCTAAAGATTTTTGTCTTAGCTGCAAAAATGAAATGAGAAAATGGAAAGACTTTGAAACTGAACAATGGACTTCCATGTGTATTAATCAAAAGTGCAATCAATTTGAAATAGCCCATAGAACACTGCAA